TAATATTTTTAAGAAAAGCAGTAAAGATGCGCAAATTTATCACCGGTCCAGGATTTCCTCTAATTCTTGTATGCTGGATCGACAAGAAAGAACTGTTATTATTAGAGATAAGTGGAAAGTTAGACAAAAAGTCGAGGAATCCTTTTGATTAATATGAAAGAACAAGTTATATCAGACCCAATTTGGCGAGAGGTGCAGGAGATCATGCTCTACAGTGAGTTTGTAAAGCCTGTCAAAACCTGTACATCATGGCTGCCTCGTCGATGCAGGCTCAGCGGAAAACCACTGTTCAGAAAAACTGCAACCAAACTCCGTCGACATATTCCGATGTACCCAGACGGTCCATCCGTTGGCACAGAGATAAAAGAAATTCATTGGGTTTGTCCAAAAGAATATACGCTGTTGCTGCTGAAAGGCATCTCGCCTTATAGATGGGTCGACGAGTCTTAGGTAAGCAAAGTCTGCGTTTGAGAAAAGCCATTAGCGGCGCAAGGCAACCAGGATCAACAACTAGGAAAGGGCGTGGACATAGAAGAACGAGCACTAGGCGAAGGCAAAGAGGTACGCTGTTTGAATCCATGGGCTAGATGCCACGTGTCAAAACAGTGGCTCTTCTTACGAAAATGCATTAAGGTGGAGTGTTTTATCTGGGCAGTGTTGCTTGGCTGGATAACTACCTACTATTTTGTACCAAAACATTTTACTCTGTGGCGGCTAAAGAAATAAATATATTCATGAGCAACCAACTAAAGAGAATGTATAACAGCACTAGCCAGTCAGCAACTGCCGTAGTGCCTGAGAAAAATCCTAACCGTGTAAGCGGCGGGCTGAAGGCGCAAGGTCAGGATTGTTTTACAATGCTGGGCGAGGATGGCTTCGAAAAAGAAGTACCAACTCAACGCTATGTAAAAAGTCTGGAAGAGCAGGTTAGAAAACTGCGAGAAGAAAGTCGTCTTACGACTAGGAAGTTAGCAAGACAAAGCACCGACGTTCTACGATTGTCTGCAATTGTTGATCAACTCAAGAATCGTTCTCGTTAACCCGTAAGTATTGCACCGACTCATTAGTGTGCGTATTTACAACCTACCAATTGTCCTAGAAGAACTTGCCGACATGTTCCATACCTGCTTGCGTTCAACTCCCTTTTTCTGAGCAAATTTCTTAACGTCACAATTGCTACAAACATGAAAGTAGTTGTTGTTCAGCCTATTAGGGTCCATGCTTCCTCTAGGGCGTACAAACTCTGCACTACAGTTGTCACACCGAAGTTTAACTACTGTAGCCAGGCGACAGTAGTCGTGACTAGAACCAAGCTTCGACTTTCGAGTATACTTTCTTTTTTCTCTATGTTCACCTAAATACATAACACTATTTACATTAAGGTTATAAAATCTACAGCTAAATACATTAACAGAAGTAATTCCTATCAAGTAACCAACGGAGTAGAATAATGGCAAGACAAGTAGTCGACATCGGTATTGAAGGCAATGACGGAACTGGCGATAGTATACGCGAGTCGTTCCGTAAGACTAACTCAAACTTTCAAGAAATATACGCAGTAGTAGGCAAAGGTGGCCAAATTACCTGGACTACTTTGTCAGATACTCCTGACAGCCTTGAACCTTACCAAGGCAACAACGAACAAGCATATATACCAATTGTTGCTCAGGATGCTAGCGGCATAGAGATTAGACGACTTGCTTCAAACAGTGAAGAAACTGACGGAGTTGTACAAGACACTGTTGCGTTTAATGTTACCCAAGACGGCGTACTTATTATAAAAACAGCAAGCGCCCAAATCAAACAAGATAGCTCTCCTGAGCTTGGTGGCCCGCTAAACGCATCTCGAAGAGGTATAGCAAACCTTGCTGTAACCCAGGGTGCAGTTAACGAACTTAACAGCGTTCATGCCAGTCAATTCACAATTGAAGATTTAGCAATAGACAAGGGCTTTGCGGATACTAGTTATTATAAACGACAAGTGCCTGGTGAACAGCTAAATATCCGACCAGAACCTACAGACACCTCAGAGTACATTAAAGATTTTACTGTTAGTGGTACATTAGCTAGTATAACAGACCATGGTCTAACGCTAGGATCTACTGGCGATTCCTGGTTTTATTCTACGACTGGTTCAGCAATAGACTGGAGTTATACCGCTACACTTATAACTGGAGCAAAGCAAACAGTTACAGGAACGCTATCAGAAGGCCAGCCAATATACGTTAAACGTCGAGACAGTAATTTAATTGAATTTTACTTAGATGAAGAAAGTGCGTTACTTACTGACAGCGTCCTACGAGAAGAGGCTAGACTAAAACTTTCCGGTGGCAGCGGCACACACTCGATAGAAAACGTGTACTACGACCCAGAGCTGCCGGGGAATTGGCTCTCGAATGAGGCGGTACCTAGACATAGCGTAGTTAGACGACAGGGGGATTCAATGACTGGACCATTGTTATTGAATGACCACCCAGGCGAGTTATCAGGAAGTGGCACTCCAGGCGGCCCAGATGATCTCCAAGCTGTAACTAAGTTATACGTAGATAGCCAGTCGTCTGAGAGTTCTACTAGCCTTTTTGTTAGTACACAGGGCAACGACGTCCAGGGCAATACATCACCTGGTCGCAGGGGCAGAAGCTTATTCTTTGCGTTTAAAAGCATATCGGCAGCGGCCAGGGAAGCCGAAGCAATACAACTTGCATCTAAGTTCGAGCCAGGTCCGTTCATGCAAGACATTACATATACCGAGACTAGTGGCTCTAATGTAACGTCATCTAAGTCAATTGTTTCTGATGCCGGAGTAGAAGCAGCTACAACAGGCGACCTAGCTGTTCAGAGAGTAGTTAACGCTAACACTCAGTTTATTATCGCAGAAGTAGCAGCTTGGTTAGACGAAAACATTGCTAACAATTCTACAACTACCGTAGGAACTCCTAGTGTAACAGTAAACTGGTCAGCGGTTTCGTATACAAAAAGCATGCTCGAAGATGAACTTAACCGAGTAATAAATGCTGCTGTGTTAGATCACTTGTCTAGTACAACAACGAATATAATCAGTAAGCGGGTGGGCCTGGAGTACTTTGCACAACTTGATCTTAAGTCAAAGGCAGGTATTACTGAAAATGTATTCGAATCTGCAATTGTTAGAGCAAGACAGGTTATGGATGCCGTTTTAAATAACAATCCCAGCGCGCCTTGGTCTGCATTGCAAACAGTTTATGATCAAACTTTTCTTACCGGGTTGCCGCTAGAAAGTGGTAACGAAGTTCCGCTAGCAGACGACAAAGCAAGCATCGACAACAACCTTTCCGTAATCCAAAGTATTGTTGACCAGGGAGTATTCTCAGCACCGTTAGATATTTCCGGTGCGAAGTACAACATAAACATAACAAACGGCAGCAATGACTTTGTAGACCAAGGAAACCCGCAAAACCGCGACCTTCGTGTAGGTAAAGTAATTCGTGGTAAGACTAGTGGCGCTATTGGTAAAATTGTTGAGTATACCGTAGGCGGCGTGCTAGATGACAGCGTATCTCTTGATCTTCTTGCGCCTGTGGAATTTGTTCGTGGAGAACAACTAGAATTCGGAAACGCAACAAAAGAAAGAAATATTAGTATTAAGGTAGAATCAGGAATATACTATGACGATTTTCCTATTAAGTTGCCTGCAAACACTTCTATACTAGGAGACGAGGCATCACGGTGCATTATTCGACCGCGCACTAGTGTTAGCCAGTCGAAGTGGGCTGACGTTTACTTTTATCGAGATACAGAAGTAGACGGCTTGCGAAACGACGAAACTAGCGTAACCGGAATTCCAGAAACAAACCTACCAGCAGACGGAACTGCGTATATCAATCCTATTACTGGTGAGCAAGACGGATTGTACGGTCGGCACTACCTAAACAACCCAACTATTCCTAAGAACGTTGACAACAACGGTTCTTTAGCAGTATCAGAGTCCGACAATCCGGGCGGATTTGACAGTAGTGTCATTTTAATTAATAGGAATAAGCAATTTGTAAAAGCAGAGACAATAGCCTGGGTTGAGGAAAGGACAACAAGACAGTCGCCGCCAACTGGGTTTAGTTTTACTCTTGGAACAGAAGAAGCAGATGTCCTTAACAGAACATTTGGCCAAATAATAGATGCAATATCAGCAGATCTAAAAAATGGCGGAAGCTTAGGTACACTTATATCACAAGGTGAAATCTTCTATAACGTGCCAACTCCCTTGCAGTCAGCAGTCGATTCGACAATTAGCTACATTGTTTCGATATGGAAATTAGTCCTTGAGAATCAATCTTTTGTTAGAGACAGTGCTATCGACCCGTTTGTAGACCCAGATAGTCCTACACAGTATATCAATTCTGATTTGAACATAAATGAAGGCGTCTTTAACTCTTCTACAAACTCAGGTATACTAATAGACTTAACAGAGTTACTACAGTTTTCATTCACGGGCAGCTTCAACCCTGCTAAACTGGCTACCCAGCTCGACTGCTTCTTATTAAATGATGCGTGTGTGATTCAAGGAATAACAGTACAAGGTCACGGAGCATTTACTGGGGTCTTAGATCCAGCCGGACAGATCCTAACCAAGCCGCCGTTTATTCGCAACACGTCCACGTTCTCGCAGAGTGTAGGACGCCAGGCGTTCCGAGGCGGAATATATGCAGACGGATTCTGTGCAAACACACCTCTTACAGTAACTAATGTCCAGGCGTCTGGATTCAGGTTATCAGTGACTGCAACAGCCGGTTCCGCTTTGGCTTTAAGAAAACCGCTTACGCCTGCGCCGTTTTACATCGAAGGTATAAGGTACCAAGTAAACGATATACTAGCTTACGACCCTCAGGCAGCCACCCCAACAGCAGTTCTAATTCTTGACCCGTTCTCAGGATCTAAAGACCAGAACGGAGATTACCAAGGATTTCAGCATTCTCTGCCGCCAGGCGGCTTTGACATTACGTTGCAAACACCGGGCTCGCGATCAGTATCTACTAATAACCTTACTCTAGTAAACGATTTAGGATACGGTATTGTAGCAGCTAACGGAGCTTTAGTTGACGCATCGTCTACGTTCACTTCGTACTGTTATAACGGCCTGCGCTCTGACACAGGTGCCCAGATCCGGTCTATTAGTGGCACTTGCTCCTACGGCGAGCATGGCGCGGTCGCTGTGGGATCAGATCCAAACGAAGTTCCTGATGATGTTGTGCTTGTAAACGACGTTTCACAAACAGCAGTAACATTTTCTGCAGAAGAAGTACTCTACTTAGCAGACAACATTAATGTGGTGGCCGGTCAAACAATTACGCAAACCGGGTCAACAGGGGAAGGTAGCGTAGTTTACCCTACATCTGCTAAGCAGATATACTTAGAAAACGTTACTGGCAAATTTAACGTAACTGGAGAAATTAAAGTAGACGGGGCAGGCACTGGTACTACGCCAACTGCAATTAACTCGAATAACTTTTCAAACCCCGAAGGGCGACTTGCTATTCACTTCTACGAAACAGAAACTACTCCGACTAGTAGAGGAGAAATTAGCTATTACCACGACGACCCTGGCGCACCAGGAACTATATCTAGATACCAGATAACTAATGTTCAGAAAATATCTGGTGTAGTAGTTGACGGTCATATTATTAGAAACTCGTTGTATACATATAGCCCTGTATCTAGAACTATTGACGAAAGTGTAGGAACAAACGCAACGCTATTAGTTGAAAAAACTCAATTAAACGGTGGCGAGTATACTGTTAGTGTCTTTGACGGTTTAGCAGGCACAAACTATAAAGTAGGTGATACTTTTAATATTTTAGGAGAACACCTTAACGGCGCAACACCAGCTAACAATGCAACGGTAACTGTTGAAGAGGTAATTATTAGCGAAGTCGACCAGCAGCAAGGAATATCAACGGGAACAATAGCTAGAGTAAGCATAACTGGTACAATAAATGTCGTTTCAGGTCTAACTCCAAAACGCAGTGGTCAAGTGTATCGTGCTAACTTCTCAACAAGTAACGACGAGTTTAACCCAGACGGCTTACTAGATGTAGTACCGTCATTAAAGCCTTTGGTCTTACGATCAAGCGAGAACTTTGTATTCGACAGAATTAGAGACACTGAACGTTTAACTATACGCCCAAGTACAGCTATTAACTTCAAAGAGCTACCAGAATTTACATACCGTGCAATTAGTTTTGCAAGGGAAGATGGTATAGGCCAAGAATTAGATTCTAACAAAACGTACTCCGGCACTGATGTTCCTTATGACTTTATTCAACTAAATGTGCGCAACGAAGACAAAGAACTTACCGGGTCAGAAGTGTTTGGCCTTAATAGTAGTGCTATAAATTCGACTACACTAGGAGCAACAACAGGTGATACTACAATCGCAGTTGGTGTACTTAGTGACAGAACAGACATATATCGTTTAAATAATAACCGGTTAACCGACTTGGACTTCAGAGCACCATTTGCTGACAACTCAGGTGAAACTCTCGAGTATACAAACGAACTTCCTATGCTGGTTACTTGGCAGGGCAAAAAACACTATGTATATAATTACAGAGAAGTTCTTTCTGGTGTATCTAACCAGGTCCAGGCAGATTTTAATAGTGACACTTACACATTTGCATTGGTTGACCTACTCGAAGTAGACGGTGTAACACTAGGACTTAGCAGCCCTACTACCTTTGACAGACTAGGACCACAATTAGACGATGCAATTGTCCGCCAAGTAGTAAGTGGTGCTGTTGGTAAAGTAAAAATCAACGGCATTGCTGCAACTGAAATGAAGTTGTATGACATAGACGGTACATTTGATTTAACTAACGAACTTGAAATAAGCTACTACGACGATAGTACTTTTGTTCCAGTCCTAGACGACAATGAAGATCCAGTTACCGTTACGTCAGTAAATGTAAGAAATACAAACCTTACTAATCAAGCAACTGGTATCTCACAACCACTAAGTACCGCTCAAGATGATACAGTTACTCTGCGGGCAGCTATTCAAGACGGTTCGCCAGCAATAATAACAGTAAAGATATCTATTATTAGAGCAACAGGATACGACTTTAATAAGGTCGGCACTGGTTCGTTTAACGCAACCAACTTCCCAAATGTTGTGTTGGGTGACTCTACAGACGAACCTAACCAAGAGAAACAAGTTCAAGAACGTGATAAAGGTCGTGTATTTTATTCTTCAACAGACCAGGATGGGTTGTTCAAAGTAGGTAGGTTCTTCTCCGTTGATCAAGGTACTGGCATTGTAACTCTAGCTGCAAACATCGCACTGTCAGACGTAGACGGCATTGGTTTTAGAAGAGGCGTAGTTGTTACGGAGTTCTCAACAGATACTGCAATGTCTGACAACGCCTCGGATGCTGTGCCAACAGAAAGTGCTGTTCGTGGCCACATTAGCAGACGCTTAGGTTTTGATCCGTCAGGAAATCCTGTAACTAATCCGCTGGGCCCGAGCCTTATTACGTCATCTGGCACAGTGGCAATGAACGCAAACTTGAGCTTAGGTGGGTTTACCATTACAAATCTTGCTCCAGTAAACCCAACTCTTACTAGCCCAAGTAGTGCAGTACCAAGGTCTTATGTGGACTCAAGAGCAGAGGCATACAACAAGTTTGCTGGCATGAGAGACGTGGAATTAGAGAACGCAAGTCCGAACCAACTTATGGGTATTTCAACTGCAAAGATTATGTATATTGCAGAGAATACTGTGACCGGAACAGACTTTGACGTAGAAAAAGTACTTACTGATATAGCAGGAACAGCAAACTTCGGAACTATTGTTGGAAGACGGTCAGCAGTTGATCAAGACCTTGGTGATGTGTTAATTGTGAGTTTTACACCAGGGCCAGACACGTTTAGTGAAGTAGACCCGTTTGTAACACTGGCGCCTAAGATATATGTGAAAGCAACCGCAGGCGCAACGTCAGTTGACGGGTCAGGCAGCGTGAAAAATGGGCCTTTTTCAGAAGTACTCAGCCTAGCTGAAGACACAGGCCAATCTGATATACAACTAACTGTTGTTAGAACTGACAACAGCGACCTGAATGGAGCCTTACCAGATAGCCCAGAAGGCTTTTACAACTTACAAATAAAGTCTGGCGCAATGAGTAATAGTAATGTTGCTGCTGACGCTGAAATTGCACAATCTAAATTAGATATGCAAGAAGCTACAGCAGAGTCAGCTGGTCCGGCACCTGGCGCAGACGATGCTACTGCCCAAGGTCAGTTAGGTTTAGCAAGTTTCAATGATGCTAACTTTACAGCCTCTAGAGGGTGGGTATCGATTAAAAACAACGGCATTACAGTCTCTAATTTGCAACAGGTCCCTTCTAACACTGTATTAGGTAGGACTGCATCAGGTACAGGCGATGTTAGCAGTATTGCGTTTAGTACTATAGTTGCAAGCGGTGGCGGATTGCAAGTAACTGACTTTCCGTTTACAAACTCAGCTGGCGTCGAGAGTGCTGATTTTACAAGTGCTGGCGTAATGACTCGTGTTGCAGGGAACGACTTTACTATTATTCCTGCAACTACAAACGGAACACAAAACAGTATCGTTAAGACTACATCATCAGGTAGGATAGTAGCCAAAGACATTGCAATAGGACAAGACAGCAGCTTTGTTGTACTAAAGACAACAGGAGTAGGCGGTACAGGCCTAGCAATAACTACGCCAGCTGGCGGAACTATACTTACTTCACAAGGTACAGTAAGTCCTAAAGTCGAAATCCCCGGTAACTTAGACATCGGTGCAACAGGCGTTTCCCAGACAAACATCCAAGCAACGTCAAGTTCAGCAGGACAGAGCTGGTCTGCAAGCCGATGGGCGCGCCACAGTTTTATCGAAGCCATTGGAGAAGGTGGTGCAGCGAGCACTGGTTTAGCAATCGGTAGTGGAAGCGGTAAAGCAGCACCCGGACAAGTAGCTATTGTTACTGCAAACACAGGCAACAACACAAGCACAGTTCCGTTCTTATTCTCGAGTACAGGAGTAAGACCAGATATTGGAGACCAATACGATATAGGAGTAAACACCCAACGATACAATACGTTATGGGTAAACGACGTGAACGCCAGCGGAACTATCGTACCGACTGAAAACGTTGGGGCTGGCGACAGCGGCCTTAATATCGGTAGCACCAGTCGACGTTGGAGCACTGTTTATGCAACTACGTTCGATGGAACAGCTACTAGTGCACAGTACGCCGACTTAGCGGAAAACTACTTGGCTGATGAAAAATACGAAGCCGGCACTGTGCTAATATTTGGCGGTACTGAAGAAGTGTCCACGACAACCAATAAAGGCGACTATCGAGCTGCTGGTGTTGTGTCAACAAAGCCAGCGCACCTAATGAACTCCGGACTAACTGGGGAGAACGTAGTGGCATTAGCACTACAAGGTCGAGTTCCTTGTAAGGTTATTGGCAAGGTGCAAAAAGGTGACATTATTACAACTAGCGGAGTTCCGGGGTACGGGTGCGTTAATAATAACCCGGTGCCTGGCACAATGATAGGCAAAGCTATTCAGACTAAAGACACCGACGGCAAAGGTCAAATTGAAGTAGTAGTAGGGAGATAACGATGTCTAAAAAAAAGCAAGGGAAGAGAGTTACAACTAAAGACGAAGGCACCAACATAACTGTTGTTGCCAATACATCTAACAGACTAAGAGTAGCAGTGGAGGGACGCCCGCGTGGCAAAGCAAATAATAAATTTAGGAAGTAGTCCTAACAAAGGTGACGGCGATCCGTTAAGGCTCGCATTCGAAAAAATAAACGAAAACTTCGATGAGCTATATAGCGGAGATATTGCGACTGGAACCGTCACAGGAGACCTTATTGGTTCGGTGTTTGCCGATGACAGCACTATTATAATAGACGGAGTCTCAGGAACAATCCCGGGATATGTTAGTAAGCAAGAGCTCAAGACTATTGTAAACGAAAGCACAGACTTTACAGATTTTAAGTCAAGGATAGCTAATCTGTAAGCCATCGATAAATACTGTAACTACTTAGGAAATACCATGTCAATTGAACATATTAACATTGGAAACATTGCAAACGACGGGACCGGTGACGAACTACGGGTAGCGTTTAGAAAGATAAACCAGAACTTTGAAGAATTTGATATTCGTTTTAGCGACACTGTTGACGGAATAAGCGCCGGCGGCGGCGCTAAAGTTTTCAAAGGAAAGTCAGGCAATGACTTAGAGTTTAGAAGCATAACAGCAGGTACTAATATTGCAGTAACAGAAAACCAAGACAGTATTGAAATATCTGCGCCTAACACGCTTATAGCTACTCCTGTTATAACTGATTCAGGAAGCTTTACACTTACAGCAGGGTCAAGCTTACGTGTGTTTGGCGGCCTTGACGTGAACACTAGACTTGATGTACAAGACAACAGCATAGTAATTGAAAGCACAAAACTATCTAGACTATCAGAAGACCCAAGTCCTGTTTTATCAGGAAGTTTAGACGCTCAGTCTAACAATATCGTAAATGCCAATCAAGTCCGGGGCGAGCAGTTTATAGGCGGAAGTTTCTTTGGAACGCTGTTTGGTTCTATAGCAGGGGTTGATATAGACGAGATTGTTGCGTTCTTTAACAACTTAGATTTTGGAAGTATTGATTTCAATGTTTCTAGTTTCTACGACTTCTTAACTCTGCAAGTTGCTGTTGACTACGGGACAATAACGGCTCCAGCGCCATTTAATACTGATTTCGGTAGTCTTGTATAATACGATAAATAGCTGTATAAAGGACATTATATGGCAAATCTTTGGACTAAACCAAACAATTTTTTACTGAAAACTCTTATTGAACGAGTGTCACTAGCTGGCAGCGACCTTAGTCTCCCCCTGGAGACAACTCAAGGTGTTACTGTGACGTTAATTAGTGGGAAGTTGCCAGGCGGCCTACGATTACAAGGAACCGAGATAGTAGGCACGCCGTTAGAGGTATTACAAGAGACAGAATATACTTTTGTACTAAGGGCGTCTAACCAAGACGGCTTGCAAGATAGAACCTTTAGGTTAATTGTTGTAGGGGCAGATGCACCAAGGTGGCTTACTCAACCTGGACAGTTACCAATCGGACCCAACGGCGCGTTGTTTATTCTTGATAACGAGATTATTAATTTTAGCTTAACTGCTGTAGACCCTGACCTGCCTGCTGGAGATAATCTTCATTTTTACATTGCCGCAGGTGACGGCACACTTCCGCCTGGCATACAATTAACTCCTGATGGTAGGCTGCAGGGCGTTGTAGAACCGCTTCTTGCACTCGACAAGCAAGCCGGTAATGGAGGGTTCGACTCGACGGTGTACGATAACTATCCAATGGACTATTCGATACTAAGCGATAACGGCTTTGGAAGTTTCTTCTATGACACTGTTACTTACGACTTTAATTTTCCATCACGTACACCAAGAAAACTAAACAGATATTACGAGTTTGCAGTTAACGTTGCCGATGAAACTTCGGGACCAGTCCGTCGAAAGTTTAGGATATACGTAGTTGGCGACGACTTTGTTAAGGCTGATAACACTATTATGAAGGTGAGTAATGGTGTATTTACCGCTGATTCCACAAACATCCGAACGCCGAGATGGATAACTCCTTCTGACTTGGGGTTTGTTAGAGCGGACAACAATGTTACTCTTTACCTAGACACACTTGATACAGGAACGCTCGAAGGAGTTGTGGTTTATAACAAGGAAGAGTTAAACCCTGACGGTACACTAAGCATTCTGCCTCCTAGAACCAAACTAAACCCGCAAATAGGAGAGATTACAGGAAACATACCACGGCAACCTGCTGCTGTGAAAGAGTACACGTTTACTATTAACGCAACTAGGTACTCGTTTGACGTTAATATTGCTATAATTACACTTCAGCTCTTTGAAGACACGTTATCAGGTACAAAAAGTTTTAAAGTTTATAAGCTTCCGCTCGGAGTTGAAAACGACGGTATAGATGATATTAACGCTCTTAGGCAGAAAACTATTGTAATACGAGGAAGAAAGTATGTTGTTAATAGTGTCAACAACTCAAATCCTGACTACGACATAATTACTCTCAAAGACGTGTTAGTTGCAGATCTTCAATTCACTCTAGCTGAAGAAATCACGAGCCAGGTAAGCTCGTTTTTTATAGATCGGCTTGACTATGTTACATCGCAAAGGTGGACCGACAAAGACATTGTCTATAGTAATACTGAGAAATACACAGTAACGAAGATTACCCCGTATGTCGAATGGAGTATAGGAAGTCCATCTAGTAATATTACAATAAATTATGCAGCGGCCGAAGTAGATCCGCCTGAAGGTGGCAACGAAACTCTTGCTAGTGCAATTAATAGAATATCTTCTTCAGACGCTCGGCCAGTAACTATAATCAACGCAACAGAAGACAATGTTAGGTTTATTACAGCCGAAACTAGTAATGTGAGTTTAGCTCGATTAAAAGCTATCTTTGTTAGCGGCTCAGAAGTTAATGACTTATCATTTAGTAAAATAGACAGCTCAAGGAGTCTTGTTTTACTTGACAAACCGCTAGGACAGGGGCGGACATTTTCAAACGGTCAGATTATTGGCATCGGAGCGTTCGAAGACGATGTTATAACCAAAGAGCTAAACTCAGAAGCAAATCAAGACATTACTAACCCCAACAAGACAAGAACATTTACTGTTAAGGTTCTTGGTGATGTTGAAAGCGACATTACTTGGATCACGCCAAGCGATCTAGGAACTATAACAGCAAACTTTACTTCTACAGCAAAGGTTAAAGCCGAAACTTCGGGGCCGGACACCAGATTAGTTTACACGCTAGTTAGTGGTGAGCTGCCAGCAGGGCTAAGACTATCATACCGAGGTGAAATAATCGGGGAGCCAAGACAGTTTGCTAATGACGACCAACTAGGGTTAACAAGGCTCGATAATGGCGTTACTACATTCGATTCCGGAGACACGAGCTTCGACAGAGTATTTGAATTTACAGTAAGGGCAGCAGACCGGTTTCAGTTCAATGCTAAAACTCGTACATTCAGACTAACAGTCTCGGATCTGGATTCGACTCTTTATAGCAACTTGTATATGCAACCGTTTATGAAAGAACATTTGCGAGACGAGTTTAGTCGTTTCGTAAGCAATCCGAATATATTTCCACCTAATGACATATTCAGGCCAAACGACCCAAATTTTGGTATCAGAACTAGAGTAAGAATGCTAGCGTTTGCTGGCATAGAGAGCAAGACGCTAGATCATTTTGTTGCTGCTGCTGCAAAGAACCACAAAAGACGCAGGTATAAAACAGGAGCAGTAAAACGAGCGATTGCAAAAGACCCTGGGACAAATAATATAGTGTACGAAGTAGTGTACGTTGAAGTAATAGATCCAGCCGATTCAAAGAACGGCGACACTAATAAACAATTTATAATTGATACTAAACAGGCGATTACAGTTGATAGTAGCGCATACGATGACATGGATGCTGACGACACTGACGTGGACGCTACTAAAAAATTAAGGAATCACCCGTACCAAAACACTGTCAAGGCTGATAGTGACGGAGTGACTATAAACCAAGGCGGCGATACTTTGCGCTATTTGTCTAACACTAGTAACATGAGAGATAGAATCAGAGAACTAGGAAAAACTCAACGAGAATACTTACCACTTTGGATGCGTACTCCGCAAGCTAACTCTGTGCAAGAAATAGGGTACGTTACAGCTATACCACTCGCATACTGTAAACCAGGGAGAAGTGCCGACGTTCTACTTAATGTACAAAATGCACTAGCAAATGACGAATTTGACTTCAAGATGATTGATCTAGACATTGATAGGTATATCGTAGATAGTGCCCTAGGTGTTGACGAAGAAAGATATATAATATTCGCAAATTATCGATTTAACGAATAGTCACGATAAATAATTAAACTTACAAGGAATAACAATGGCTAGTAATATAGAATTCGAAACAATCGACCCAGGATTTCCAAAAGCTGGTGTCGATAACAACACACAAGGTTTTAGAGACAATTTCAACATAATAAAAACCAGTCTTGGTGACGCAAGATCTGAGATTACTAATTTGCAGGATAACTCGGCCCGCAAGGACGAGGATAATGATTTTGCTAATAATAGTCTTGTCAGAGTTAACCTCGACACCATGACGTTAACGTATATTGATGGAGGCACTGTACTAGGAGCTACCGAAGTTAATATAAGTAACGGCCATTATCACTTATACGAAGTTGACAGTAGCATGACTTTTACGTTAGCAGGGTGGCCGAATCAAAATGTAGCATCGGTAGTTGTAGAACTTATCGGTGCTAACTCTGGGCCTTATACAGTGTCATTTATAGGGGAGGGCAGCGCAACATTCATGTCGCCTGGTTCGGGATTCAATAAAACAGGCAACTCACCGTCTGACAGTGGGCCTGGTAAACTTAATATTGAACTCTCGTCAGATACTAATTCAAAAATAATAGAGTTCTGGTCTTACGACAATGGCACAACAGTCTACGCTAAGTATCTTGGCAGGTACAACGATAACGTGTCGGCTACTAATGACATTACAGGCAACACAACAATAGAAGGCGACCTTGAAGTCACTGGTAACATTACAGTTTCTAGTTTAGCCGTAGCAGATGTTGACGATATCAGTAACGTAAACTCCGCTAATCCCAATGACCGCGATCTCTTAATATTTGACTCGAATAGCTCAACTTGGGAAGCAGCACAGCTTGACACACTTACAGCTACGTTAACTGGAGATGTAAAGGCAAGCGATGGTGCTGTACTAATTGATCACATTAACAAAACACTTACAGGCGACGTAACTGGCGACGTAACTGGCAGCTTAACTGGCGAAGTGGTTGGTGAAGTCACTGGGGATTTGACAGGCAACGTAATTGGTGACGTAACTGGAAGTGTTACTGGCAATGTTACCGGCAATGTTATCGGTGACCTCACTGGCAACGTAATTGCAGACGACGCAACTGTACTAGTTGATAACACCTCAAAGGTAATCGACGGAATATTTATCGGTACTGTACAAAGTAACGTTACTGGTAACATAACAGGTAACGTTATTGCAACCGACTCGACTGTGCTAGTTAATGCGAATACAAAAGAGTTATCGGGTGTATTTGTTGGGACAGTATTAGCAGATGTTACCGGCGATTTGACCGGGAATGTCACAGGTGACCTAACTGGTGACGTATTTGCAGTTGACAACTCTGTACTTGTAAACTATACAACTAAAGAAATCGACGGTACATTTGTTGGTGAAGTGACAGGAGATGTAACGGGTGATGTCAATGGCAATGTAGTAGCAAACGACTCAACTGTACTTGTAAATGCCACAACGAAAGAAATTAATGGAACGTTTGTTGGGGAAATATCGGGCTCGACAGGCGATATATCAGGCGATGTACTTGCAGGAGACGGCACAGTCTTAGTAAACGCTGCTACAAAAGAGATTGACGGTACGTTTATTGGGACAATCTCTGGTGGTGGTAGTACAGACATTGTTACTCCGTCTGACACACTAGCGTTCCCGAGTTATACAACAGCAGGTCGAGATTCCAAGTACGGAGTAAGTGCCGCAGCCGGCACTGTTATATTTAATACAAGCAATTTCGAATTCCAAGGATGGGACGGAGCAGCCTGGGTCGTACTGGGTACGTAAGCAAACTAAAACCGGAGTAATTTATGTTCAATCCATTAGTTGACAACTTTAGTATATTAACAGACCAAGAAGTAGACAAAAAAGTCGTGGAATTGGGGCGAAAATACTGGCAGACGTCTAACGTGAATGTAAGACAGCAAATTCTTACAATACTTGATATGTATAGGACAGAGTCGGCGTCTCGTAGAATGCGAGCATATCAAAAACAGGCAGAAGATAACAATAATGATCTTGACGGATTAATAAATATCAATTAAACTATATAAATGAAAATAGATTCATTAGGCGTTCCTAGGTTTACTGAAAAAGACCTCACAGATATGATCTATGCCGGCCACGTTGACAAGTGTACGCAAGTACTTTGTGACTCGCCGGCAGCAGTCGAAGAATTCAATTCGGCTACTAAAAGATTCGGGTTGGCAAAACTAACGGAGTATAAATCATTAAACACTGAAGTTAACGAGTTCGATACTGCGTTACAAGCTATTTGGCTCATGCCTAGTGAATATCAAAACATAAACCTCATAGATTATCTAACCCCAATGTGTAACACACAGGCCGAAACTAGTCGACTTAAATCCGAACTCGAAGAGTACTCCAGCCGCAACTTGCTAAATATTTTACGTTACATGATATACCTAGTAGACTTCATGAGGCAAAATAAAATTCTGTGGGGAGTAGGCCGAGGAAGTAGTGTGGCTAGTTTTGTTTTATATTTAATCGGTATTCATAGAATACATTCAATCAAATATGACCTAGACTTCCATGAGTTTATGCGGTAAGTAATAACATAATGTTAGGAGGAAAAATAACATGGCAATGAGAAAAACAGGGCAACACACTTATAAAACAATGCGTGGCCGTGAAATTGATATGGATGTGCTGCGCAAGAAAAACGAACTAGTAGCAGCAGTTGGCAACGCCAGAGTAAACGCCAGGGGCGATGAACTTGGGGCTGGCGGGAAGATTGTTCGTAAAAGAGAAGACATTGTAAATGACTACTACAAAAGCACACAAGGTGTTCCGAACGAGCCTGCGGCTTCTGAAGAATCTGTAGAAGTAGAAAATACCGACACTGTTGTAGATACTGAATCAAAACAACAACCTAAGGCTGAATCAAAACAACAACCTAAGGTTGAATCAAAAAGCACTCGTAAAAAGGTCGAAAAACCAGCGGTCGAAGAGGAGCAAAAACCAACTGCTAGCGAAGAAGCTGAATGGGAAGAGAACGAAGAAGGCGATTTTGTTAAAAAAGGTGAATAATGGCTATAAACATTAATACTATAAAAGGTAAGCCAGCTGCTATTGGTAATCGAGTTATCGTTACTGATATGCACTTTGGTGAACAGAAAACAAAGTCAGGTATTGTGCTAACAGATGACGACGGCCAAACGCGAGGTATCTATCCTCGCTGGGCCAAAGTTTACAGTATCGGACCTGACAATAAAGATCCGTATTCCGTCGGAGAATGGATTCTAATAGAACATGGTAGATGGACCCGGGCATTTAGTCTAGATGACGGAACTGGTGAAAAAGACTATCGCATGGTCGAAACAGAAAGCATTCTTGCGTACTCAGAAGAAAGACCCAGCGACATATCAATGGGGTCAGAATATGCAGACGGCGAACACGCAACTATCGACCCGTCAGCATTCGTAAATCCACAATACTAAAAGAGGTGTAACTTGGAAGAACTAGTAAAGAAGATTGCCCAATGGCATTATGATCGGAACCTTATTGCAGGTTCAGACGACAAATCACAGTTTTGTAAACTAGCTGAAGAAATGGGAGAGCTTTCGTCAAATATCTGCAAAGGCAAAGACGTTAAAGACGACATCGGTGATATGATCGTCGTGCTTATAAACATCGCCGAGCGTAACAACGTAACACTAACAGAATGTCTACAAGTAGCATACGACGACATCAAAGACCGCAAAGGCAAAATGATAGAGGGAGTTTTTGTAAAGGAGGCTGACCTCTAAATGAAAGTACTAGTACCAAAGATGCTATCCAGCAGTCTTGTAAGTGTACAGCCTATGACCGAGCCCAGCAGGCGAAGTTTTCAAACACAAAAACCTAAATAAATCGTTGACACATAACAAGTTCTGCGCTACACTGTTATTTACAGTATAGGAGTAGAACTTGAAACTACCACAGCAGAATCAAAAAAGCCTTAGCACAGCAGGTCTAACAGGTATTACCTTAATGACATTACATGCTACTGGCTTCATCACCGGGTGGGCTTGGCCCAGCCTCTACGTAATTTTAATTTTATCCGGTATCGGACAAGAGAACAGGAGACCAGAATGGCTGCAGGAATGATCGACTTAGAGACACTTGACACAACACCAAGTGCAACAGTACTCAGCTTAGGTGCAATTAAGTTTGATCCTTATTCAGATGCTGAACCACACTCAGAGCTTTACTTCAAGATTGATATCGATGAACAGGATCAGCTGGGACGCTCAACATCAGACAGCACTATTGCATGGTGGGGCAAGCAGGATCCAGCAGTTATGGAAGAA